CCCGTCCATGGGTGCGCATCCATCTAGCGGAGGTAGCCTTCGTCGGGGGGGAGCGGGAGAGTGTTCCCGGTTAGGATGGTACGGATGGTGTCGGCAAGGTGGAGGTAGCGGGCGGGGAGAATCCCGTCGTCCGTGGCGTGCGCCCAAAATGCGGCTTCGCGTTCGGCCGCCCAAATGGCGAGGCGAAGAAGGAGGGGGGCCATGGGAGTCATGGGCTAGTGCCCTCCTTTCCCTTGGCGTTGGAGAACAGCGCGAAAACAATCGGATGCGAAGGCGGACCAATCGGCACGTTCGGCAATGGGCGAAAAGCGCCGGGCGGCACGGTCAAGGGCATGGAGCGCGAGGGCGGAAAGGGCAAGGCCACGGATCGTCCCGTCGGAAATGGCATTGCGAAGGATTGGGAGATCGGAGATCGTGAGCGTTGACGTTTCAAGGGTGGAGTACATGAGAAGGCTCCTTATCGGGAAAGGGTAAAGGCGAAGAGACGGAGTAGGGAATAGATGAGACAAAACAGCCCGATCGCTTTCAAAAGGGCATAGGTATGAGGGTAGCGCATGTTAGGACTCCTCCTTTGGGGTGATGTATTGGGCGAGTACGGCGTTCGCCTTGGCGATGGCACCTTCTTCGCTCCAATCGTCGCCATATTTGGGGGTTTGGAAAACTAGGGTTGTGGCGTCGGGGGCCGGGGGCAGGGGGATGACGTTGCCGTATGTGCCGCCTACGCTAAAATTGGAACGGACGGCGGGTGATTGAATTTCCATAATGGCGAAAATGAGGCGACGGAGGTAGGCGGGGTGCGCAATGGCAAAGGTAAGGGTATCGAGGTTCAAGGGGTTTTCGGATACCTTTAGGGGGAGATGAATAAAGAGTTTCCCGTTGTCGTGACCGGATAGGGCGGTGACAAGTTCAACGTCGCATCGGATGCCGCGCGATTCTAGGGCGTCTATGACGGCTGCAATGGTGACGCCCCGGTTGATTGCTTTGTCGGTTGTGAATGAGCCGGAATAGACGGCGGAGACGATGATTTTGACAAAGCGTATGGGGCGCGTGTCGGGGGTGAAGTTTACCATGCACTCGGGGGTGCCTTGGACGTACTGGCCGACGTCTACATAGGCGCCGGTCACGTCGTGGAAGGTGGCGGAATGGGTTTCGATGAGGGGGGGCAAGGTGAATTGGGACAAAAGGCGCTTGGCGTGGGCGGCACCTTCGGGCCATCCACGGCGGGCGAATTTTAGAACGTCGTCGAAAGTGGCGGAAGTGAAAAATCCCTCTTCGGTTTCGCGGGAGCGTTCCCCGGGGGCGGTGGTAGCAGCAAGGGCCGCCATGGCGGCTAGGTTTTCAAGGTCAATGCGAAGGCTAATCATCGGAATCTCTTGAAAGGCGGGCGATGGTGTCGGAATCGAGCCCTTTCCATAGGACCAGGGGGGCGACGGTGGATTCTGGAAGGCCAGAGCCGAGGAGATCGGCCCCGACGATCGAGGCGCGGGGGGAGACAATGTGGCGGATTGAAAGGGCCGTGGCGCGCTGGCGGGCGTAACGGACCTTGAGAAGCCATCGGGAGATGATGGTGGAGTCCGTGCCGCCCGAGGCGGTGAATGTGGCGCGGGCGATATCGGTTTCAAGGGCTTCGTCATAGTCCCAGTGGAGCATGACGAAGCGGTCAAGGGTAGCAGCGTCCAATTGGAGGGCGCCGACGTACTCGCGTGAGGCGCCCGTGCCGTAGGTATTGGCGGCTGCAACGGTGATAAAGTCGGGGTGACGGGGGATCATGGCGTCGGGGAAGGCGCATGTACCGTTTTCGATTGCTTGGTTTAGGGCCGTAAGGACGCCGGGGTTGCCACGGTCAATTTCGTCAATGAGGAATACGCCCCCCTGCTCGAAACGGCGGCGGAATTCCGTCGGGATGTAGTTACCGTGGGCGTCCATGTAGCCGAAAAGGGCGGATTGGGTCGTTTGGGGGCCGACGGAGATGGAGCCGAAGGCGAGGGAAAGGGCGCGGGCGGCGGCATGGGCGGCAGAAGTTTTGCCGGAACCAGCGGGACCGGCTAGCCAAATGTTACGGCGGCGGGCGATGATGGAGACCAATAGGGGGAATTGGGCGTGCTGGCGACCCGCGTTGAATGGGGGGATGGTGGAGCCGCGCACGGAGACGACAAGGGCGCGTGTGGGGGAATTGGCGATGACGTCTTGGGCGATTTCCCGCATTTTGGATTCATCGGAGATCGCGGGAAGGAGGGTGTATATGTGGGCTGCGATGATGGCAGCAAGGTCAGCGCTGGGCGCGGGTGCTGGAGTGGTGACGGGAACGTCGGCCCGAGGATCGGGGCGCTTGCGTTGGGCGGGGCATGTGGGGGAATGGAATTGACCTATGGGGCCGGTACGGCCGGGGTCGTCCGCGTTGACGTAGTAGCGGCGGCCCGTCTGTTGGGACGTGCGGAGGGTGACGGGGGCGCCGCAACGGGCGCAATGGATGATGGGGGCCACGGGGAAATCCTCCGAAAATGGGGCCGTCCGTGGCGGGTTTGGTTTGGTGATGGTGAATGGGGTGCAAGGGTCGTGCCGGGCGTAAGGTCAATCAATACAAGGGGGCGAGAGTGTGGGCTCGTGCAACGTGCGAGGTGCGCAATGGGAAGGTGCAATGAGGGTGCAATAGGGGTTTTGATAAGCGACTATCGCCGTAACTCGTTGAGATGTCGCATAATAGCCATTATGTCAACATCATTGCATGAGGAGATCGCGCTATGTGTATGTATCGCATGGGGTTGGCTGTATTGCGGCCGAGAGGCGGCACCCCTCCCCCACGCGCGGGATCGAATCGCATTCCTAGACCACACTTGCTCCATTGCATAGTTTGACTTATGATTGAGGAAGAGTGGCTAGGCGTGGATCTCGCCTCAATGGCCCATGTCTATTTTCACTTCGAAATCAATCGTGCCATGGAGCAACGTCTTTTCGGAAGGGATTCCAGTACCAATGTCGGGCAGAGTCTCCCAGCGCTCCCAGATCCAGGACTTTCTCCTGGCCTCCGCGCACGCCGGCGCCCATCCCGTCCTCCGCGAAGTAGCCCTCAAGTTCGCGGTCTCCCTGATGACGGTCTCTAAGGCCCGGCGCGAACTCATTGCCGCAGGGCTCCTTCCCGAGCCCCCTCGCTCTGCCCGAGCCGGTCGGCCCCGCATCCGCCGCGGCAATGCCCCCATCGTGGCCGACCCCCGCGCCGGCCGTCCGGCCTCCCCCACAAATCCCACATCTCCTCCCGAGCCGGGGCGGCATCTAATGGGGGAAGATCTCCCAGTACGCGCCCTTCCCGAGGGGATGGTGGGTGCCATCCTCGCCGCGGCGACTGGGCCGGCCCTCTCGCTCGACGAGCAGCGGGAGCGCCTGTCCTGGCTGGCCCAAAACGCGGCGCGAGAGGAGGTCCAAATCAGCGCCCTTTCGACCCTCGCCCGGCTCGATGCCATGGCGGGGATTCGATCTGGCCCATCGTCCGGCGCCGTCCTCACGGAGGAGGACGCCGTCGATCACCTCTCTCTTCTGATGAGGGCAAATGGACGCTCCCGAGTTGATCGAGCACTTCTTCTCGCCTTCCCGCCTAGCCAGTGAAGCCTTCCTTGTCCTCCGCCTTTGGCAAGGCCAAGCCGCCCTCCCCACCATCTACGGGTTCTCCCTCCGCTCCCCCATCGCCCCCGACGTCAATGTCACCTTCATCCGCGGGAACCCCGAAGCCCCCCGCTGGGGCAGTAGTGCAACGTTCTGGGCCTCCGAATGGGTCGAATTTCGATGACGTTCCGTCCCTTCTTGCCGCCCTTCGAGCCCGCCTCGGGCGGATGGAGTTGACGGAACGGCTTCTGAATGACAGAATTGCGGAACTGGAGGACATCCTACGTGAATACGGCCACCCCATTTAACGGCGTCTTGCGGAGCGAAACACCCCACGAAGTCCTCTTCACGGAGGCATCCTTCAGTGCCTCTATCGAAAAGATCTACAATACGATGGGGATCGCCCATCAACGTGAACGGGTCCTCTATGTGAACCATCCAGAGGACGTCCCCGCTTTCGGGTGGGGGGTCTCCTACGATGTCCCCAGGTGGCGGATGATGTACCGCCGCATTGAAGAAGAAGAGGTGTTCGCCAAGTTTCGGATTGCCTCCCGGTTCAAGGATGAACCATGGAAAGCCCCGACGATCTCCCCACCCTAGGTGTTCCGCTCGCTGATCCAATCGGCTGGTCCGTAGATGCTGAGGTCGCTCTCTGGAGCGACATCTGCCGGAAGAACTTTTGGTGGTTTCTCCAGGTGGCGTGGGGCGCCCATTGGTATATGCGGGCGAACGCCCACGACCGCTGGGTAACTGAGCGTCTCCACAAACCCATCTGCGATTGGCTCCAGACCCACGTAGAGGACTGGGAGCGCCGGCGCCTTTCTGGGGAAAAGCGCCGAACAAAACTTGCCCTGGTCATCCCCCGCAGTTACGGCAAGACGGTCATTGCGACGAAGGCCCTTCCCCTCTGGGTGCAACTCCGAAACCCCGACCTCGCCACCTACATCGGCTCCGAGACGGTCGAGAAGGCGATCGACTTTCTTCGACCCGTGAAGTCCGTCCTCGATGGGTCGGACCCCTTCGCTCGCTTCACCCACCTCTATGGGAATTGGTTTAGCCCCGAGCGGCTCTGGACGAACCGCACAGTTGTCCATGCTGTTCGGACGGCGGTTGGGCGAAGTGAACCGTCGTTCGATACATGGGGGGTGGAGCAGGGGATCACCGGAGCGCACCCTGACTGGGGGATCTTCGACGATCCTATTAGCGAGGAGAAGTTGAAGGAGAGTGGGGCGTGGATCGACGCCGTGAACAATGCGATGGCGGCGCTTCGGCCGGCTTTCCGGACGGACAGTTTCTTCATGCTGGTCTGTACCAGGTATCGGGACAATGATGCGGTTGGGAAGGCGCTCTCGGAGGAGGGCGTGCGGAGTTGGACAGGGATGCAGGTGCCGGAAGAGAAGTTCCAGCCGCGGGACGATGGGGAGTGGGACGTCTACTTCCTTCAGGCCCTCGACACGGTGGGAGTCTCGACGTTCCCCGAGATGTGGCCGACGGAGGAACTCCGGCGCTACGAGAAGTCGAAGCCGATCTTCTTCGCCGCCCAGATGATGAACGACCCTGCCTCGGGGGAGCACATGGCGCTCACCATGGAGCAGGTCGATCAGTTGTGGATAGAGCCGAAAGACCTCCCAAGTTACATGCAATACACCCTCCACATGGACACCGCCTTCAAACTCCCCACCCGAGCCGGGCGAGGGGATGAAAATGTGATAGAGGTGTGGGGGCATGACCCAAGGGGGAATGGGGATGTTTACTACATAGAGGGGTTTGGGAGTAACACCTGGAGGATCGAGGAGTTCACGGATGAGTTGCTTCGGTTGTGTCAACGCTACAAGCGGTTTGGGAAGCGGATTCGAATGATGACGGATGAGAGGGAGATGGGGGGAAAGGCGAATACGTGGGAGATGTGGCTTAGGTCAAGTTTTGCTGGGGCAGGGATCACGATGCCGCCTCTAAAGGTGCTGAATCGGAGTCGGGGTAAGAAAGAGGTGAGGATCCGGGAGGCCGCAGGGTTCTGGGTTGATGGGCATGTCCGGATTGTCCGGGGGGCACCAGGAGCCCATAAACTTGTGAGTCAGATGGTGCGGTTGGGAGTGGCGGCGCATGATGATTGGGCTGATGCGGCGGCTGATGTGTTCGCTCCGGAGGTGTATCGCCCTATGCTGAATCCGGCTCTCTCCGGAGGGCAAGATGATGGGGCGTATCCAATCCAGCCCGGTGACGACATCCTCGGCCGCCGTTTGTCTGATGAGGGGGCGAGGAAACTATATGATGTGGCGCATGGGGAGTGGGTGGATAAGTTCTTTGATGAGAAGGAGGAGGAGATGAGCCGATGGGCTGCGGCGATCAAAGATGCCCATTGACTTCTCTCCTCTCGGGCGCATTATCTATCGTGGTCCCGGTTGGGAGGTTGAGCGCCACTGTAAGGCGGCTTCGAAAGCAAGGGAGCCGGCGCTCCCCCCAGCCGGGGATGAAAGGCCAAGGATGGCGCAACTCGATGATGAGTATCAGAAGGTAATTGCAGATCTTGTGGAGGAGGCCCGACTCGTCGGTGCTACCTCCCCCGAGACGGAGGTGTCTCCAAGTACGCCCCCCGCGTCGGAGCCCTCCGTCTCACTCCCACCACGCCGTTCCATCCTCTTAACTCCTGCTGGGAACATTCGAGCCCCCTTTGAATGGGGGCTTCATATTGTCTACTTTGATTTGGAGATCAGGAGGGAGTTGGGGGAGATTGGTGGGTGGGATGGGGCCATTCGAGATGGGGGGATCAGTTGTCTCTGTTTGTGGGATTCGGGGACGGAGAAGCCGTATTTCTATGATGAGGGGAGCCTGGATACGGCGATGAACCATCTGGAGGGGGCAGATGTGGTGGTGTCGTTCAATGGAAAGGCGTTCGATGTGCCCCTGATTACGAGCCATGCGAAGAGAGCGATGGTGCTGAAGGAGCATTTCGACCTTTTTGAATTGGTGAAGATGGCGAAAACGAAGGTTGGAGAGGGATGGGGTGGGAATGGGCTTGGAAAGTTGTGTGAGATGACGTTTGGACAGGGAAAGACGGGGGTTGGAAGTGATGCACCGGGGATGGTGAGGGATGGAAAGTGGATGGAGTTGGTGGGATATTGTCTGAATGACGTCTACCTGACGCGGGATCTTTGTACGTTTGTGAGAAGGAATGGGTTTTTGATGGACAAGGACGGGGTGGAGTTGAGGTTGGATGTTCCGGAGTGGTTTGCGATTAAGAGGATAGATTGAGATGGTGATGATGACGGAAGTGAAAAGGGAGCCAAATCTCGATCTTCAACTGGCGAACCTCGTGATGGCGAGGAAGGAGCACTCTGAGAACTACTTTCAGGGGATTCGTAGACAACTTCCGCAACTTTATGATCTTTATCGGGGGGTGATGACGGGGCGGTTCTCTCCGCATAAGAATAATATCCATATTCCCTTTATCTTCAGTGTGATTCAGAGCGATGTGGCGCGGAAAACGCAGACTTCGTTCGGAACGTGGCCGATTGTGAGTTTTCTTGGCTATGGTCCGAACGATGCGACGATCGCTCGGAAGAGAGAGGCGTTGATTAGCGCGCAAATGAAGGATATGGGGGCGTTTCGGAAGGGATATGAGGTGTTTCTTGGGGCAGATCTCTACGGAACGAGTGTGGTGAGGTATGGGTGGGACCATAGAGAGCAAGAAATGGAGGTTCCGACCTTCGATACGTTGCCATTGAGTGGTCAGATGGTTAGAAGGGCACTAAAACAGCGGATTGTGACGTTTGATGGGCCAAATTTTGTGGTGAAGGACCTTCTAGACTGCTATCCACAGCCTGGATTCAGGACAATCGAGGATATGGGGTGGTTTACGGAGTCGGATTACCTCGATTTCGACGATATCAGGGCGCTCTCCGAGATGGAGATGAGTGGGGGGTACTTCTTCGATAAGTGGGAAGTCAATCGGATGGGGAGAGAGGGGACATCGAGCCCTCAGATCGATACGGCGGACTATAAGGCGTGGCGAGTGCAGTCGAATACGATGATTGAGGAGGAAGCCCGTCAAAGGGAGCGATATGCCCGGCCGGTGAAACTTGTGACGATGTGGGGAAGGGTTCCGAGCGAACTTGCACCGGATGGGATTGTGGATCGGGTGATAACTGTGGCGAATGGGAAGTATGTGCTGAGGAATCGACCGATTCCCTTCTGGAATGGGAAGAAGCCCTTCCTTGCGTTCAGCCCGGTGGCGGATCCGCACTACTTCTTTGCGCCGGGGAAGGCGGAGATCCTAGCGAAACTCCAGGTTTTGACGAATCGCTTCACGAATCAGCAACTCGATGCGTTGGAGATCTTCATCGATCCGGTGTTCTTCGTGAACAAGGATAGCGGGCTGGATACGCGGAATCTCTTCATTCGACCGGGGAAGTTCATCAATGTGGAAGGGAATCCGAATGAGATGGTGTACCCCCTTCAGCCAAATATGCAGGGGATTCAGTTTGGTGGAGCGATGACGGAACAGGCGTGGCGATGGATGCAGCAGGGGAGCGGGATTGTTGAGGATACGGTGCAGGGGGGGCAGGGGAGCCGGCAGACGGCGCGGGAGTTCCTGGGACGGAGTGAGGCCGTAGCGACGAGGTTGCTCCAGGAGAGTCGGATGTTTGAAGAGGAGTTCCTGGAACCTCTTGCAGATGCGTTCGTGGACCTGAATCGGCAGTTCTTGGAGGCGGGAAGAGAAGTGCTGATGTTGGGGGAGAACGCGAAGTTGGATCCAGTGACAGGGATGGTGGTGCCGGAGACGACCCGGGAGCAGGTGTATGGGTGGGATCTTGTGCCGAACTATGAGGCGAGGGCAGTTGGTTCGACGAGTCGGCTGGCACGGGCGAACCGCCAGCAGACGCTCATCTTCCTCATCCAGGCGATGGGGCAGAACCCTGTGGCGGCGGCGGCTACGAATTGGATTAACTTCTTCCGCAATGTGCTGAGGGAGTTCGAGATCCCTAACATCAATGAGATCCTGAATTCGCCAGAGGAGATGCAGCGGATGATGGAACTTCAGAAGGGTGGGGCGACGCAGCCGGGAGGTGTGCCGGGTGAAGCGCAGGCCCCACCGGGGGGTGGGAGTGTGAATCCGCTGATGGGGGCTGGGACGGAGACGATCCAGTGACGATCCAGAAAGAGTTAAGTCCGGAGCATCAAGCGCTCTCGCATCTCCTTCTTCATCCGGCGTGGGAGGGGATTATCAAAAAGGGGATTGCAGAACGGGCAGCGGCGTATAACAATCAACTCATCGATCCTTCGGTTAGCCGCAAGGATGTGGCTCCCGACGATTTCATCCGCGGTTACATAGCAGCGTTGAAGTGGGTGGTGTCGTGGCCGGAGGAGGAGATGAACCGGGCAGTTCAGACGTTGCTGGATGAAGCCGCAGAGTTGGCTGAGCCAGAGGCGCCGTTGTTCGGCAACATCGCCGATGTGGCGAGAGGGATGACGAATGGACAAGGACGTCCAAGCGACAGCAGTTCCGGCACCTGAAGCGGGGCCAGCGGCAGCGTCAGTTGAGGCGGTCCTCGCTGCGATTGGCGAGGAGGCGTTCGAGAAGACTGGCGGAGACATCTGGCAATCCGGGAAAGATCCCGAATTCACGTCTCCGGCTGTTGAAAAGGCTGTTGTCGAGAAGAACGAGGGTTCGGCGCCTGTCGAACCTGCTGACGGAGGGTCCACCCCTCCTCAAGCGAAGCCGCTGACGGTAAGTGAGGCGGAGAAAGTCATTCTTGCTGAACTTGGGCCGTTGGTAGGGAAGTATAACTCCCTTGATGAGTTGAAGCAGGGCATCCATCGCTTGACGCACGAGCGAACGGAGTATCTCACGAAGACGCAGATGTTTGAGGCGGCTGCCGCGAGGGCTTCGGAGACTCCGCCCCCCAACTTGCCCCCTGAGGATCCATTGGATCAGTTGGAGATCCTAGGATTGCCGAAGGAACCGCTGATTCAGGCGATCGACTTCGCTGTGAGGAGGACGATCGAGCAGGCGAATCAGGCTGAGGTGGCGAAGTATGAGGCGAGGGTGAAGGCCGACTCGGAGGTGATCGAGAAGTATCCGGAGTACAAAGAGAGGTTTGATGATCTCTCGAAGTGGCTGGATACCAGGCCGGACCTGAAGGGGAAGGTAGTGGAGGCGGAAAAGGCCGGCTATCACACCCTGGCACGCGAGTTCGCATGGCTTAATTTCAGTCGGGAAGTGGATTCGCCGAAGGAGGCGATCTTGAAGGAAGAGGCGAAGGTCGCAGCGACGAAGGCGAAGGACTTCCGAACGGATGCGCAGGTTTTGACGAATGGTCAGGAGCCGAATGCGCGGGTCCAGCCGACTGAGGAGCAGGTGGCAAGCGAGAGGAAGATCATCAAGAGGGAAGAGTTGGATCGATTGGTGGGATTGGCACGCGATGGATATGCGGCGCCACTCTGGAGAAGGGCGATCGGAGAGACGCTTCCGAAAGAGGTGTTTCCCGACTAGGGATTGAGTTGGGGGCAAGGATGCCCCCTGGAGGAATGCAAGGATGGCTGCTCCTGGAAATTTTGGAACCTACGGGTTTGGGTTCCTGGCGGGAACTGGCGCGAACCGTGAGGATCTGCTGGATCTCATCACGAACGTCGATCCCTGGGATACCCCGTGGGTGACGCAGGCTCCCAAAGTGCGGGCGAGCCATGTGGTGCATGAGTGGTTGGTGGATACGCTTGCGACGACGTCTACGGCGAGCGGGGTTGTGGTGGCGATCGAAGGCGATGATTGGGCCTACAACACGGCGACGACCCGTCCTACCCGTGTGACGAATAACACCATGATCTTCAGGAAGGACATCTCGGTCAGTGAGACCCAAAGGGCGGTGAACCCCGCGGGCTTCAAGGACGCCTACTCGTATGAGATTGCGAAGGCGACGAAGGAACTGGCGAGGAATATCGAGGTGTGGTTGTTCCACGGGAATGCGACCGTTACGGGGACGGCGATCTCGGGGGCGAGCAATGCGGTTAGAAGGATGCTCGGGTTCCAGGGCTTCATTGCGACGACGGCGACTGGTGCTGGTCAGACGGTGTCGAGCCTCGGGACGGCGACGAACAACTCGGCCCCCCTCACTCAGGGGAACTTCAATGATGCGCTGGAGCGCTGCTTCCTGAACGGGGGGAATCCCGAGCAGGTGTATGTGAGTAGTGCTATCAAGCGTCAGATCAGCGGGTTCAACCTGACGGGGCAGAACCGGAACATTGGGGCGATCGAGAAGAAACTCGTCAATGCCATCGACATCTATGTGAGCGATGTGGGTGTGGTGGAGGTCGTGCTGGATCGTTGGGTGCCGCAGGCAACGAATGCGGGGACGGCGACGGCGAGTGCGACGGATACGAGTGGGAATATGTTCTTCCTTGAGAGGGCGAAGAACCGCCTCGCGTGGCTCCGTCCGATGCAGCACACGCTGGTCGGAAAGAGGGGCGATAGCGTGGCCGGGACGATTCTCGGGGAGTTGACGTTGGAGGTGCTGAACGAGAAGGCAGCGTTCAGGATCAACCGCGTCAACAACGCGACCGCGTAGGGTTCAACGGGCTCCGGGACAGGGATGGCCCGGTCGGAGGGATGAGGGAGGGTGGCATTGGTGACCGTCAGGGAGCCGATAAGCGCCTTCCCTCTACCTCTATAGGGAGGAAGAGATGCCTGGTGGGAACAGCAGCAGTTCGAAGAGGCCACATCGGATGTTGAAGGGCGGGGGACAAAGGGCGCCAGATGTAATGGCGTTGAATGGGAGTGAGTTGCTGGGGGATGAGTCGAACATGGGACTCAACCACATCAAGGGGGAGAGTTACATCGATACGGAGTTCGGGTTGTCGAACACTGGGGAGACGCCAGATGCCCCGGGCGACACCCAAGGGAACGCTGGGTGGAAGATGTCGCCTCCGAAGGGTGATAGCCGGGCTCCGCGGATTCCTGCACCGAAGAAGAGTGATGCGACACCGGGAGGCGGGTGGTAGAGATGCCGCGGAAGCCGGCTCCGCCTCAGAAGAAGAACTTCTCTGGGACTCCGTCTGGGGAGGATGAACTGAGGGCAGCCCGGCGGAGGGCGATCCAGAAGTTGGGTGGAGAGACGAAAGGGCCGCAGGCGGTTGAGGAGATCACCCCCGGGATCTACAAAGAGGATGTGGGGATCCAGATGGCCCGACGAGGGAGAAAACGCCCGACAAGAAGTGGAATGGCGTGATGCCGTACAAGAGTGACGCCCAGAGACGGAAGTTTCATGCGATGGCGAGCCGGGGGGAGATCGACAAGGCGACGGTCGCGGAGTATGACAAGAAGTCGAAGGGAAAGGATCTACCTGAGAGAGTTCGGCCGAAACGGTCGAAGAGGGGGAAGTGATGGCCCGAGATTATCCACTTGGAAGGATGGCGCTTCGAACGAGGGTCAAGACGGAGACTGCCCGCTTCATGGAGAAGGCGAAGAAGAGAGGGCCGGGGACCTATACAGCGACTCAGACTGGGGCTAAGGGGCTCGCAGAGTTGAAGGAACATGCCGCTGAAGGGGAGCGGATGATAGGTGCGATGACCAGTCAGGAGAGTCAGGAGAAGTATATCAAGGGAAAGAAGAGATGAGCAGGACACATGGACTGTCGTTTGCTGATGAACGGTTAATCACCCAGATCACCAACACGGATGATCTTGCCAGACGGGTTCCTCGCCTCATTACCTTTTGGGACGGGGTTGGGGAAATGCGCGAGATCATCCGCGATCAGGGGGCACGGAGGCACCCGCACTCTGGGTCAACTGGGTGGTGGGCAAACGGGAAGATGAAGTATGCAGGGACAGTTCCAGTGAGTATTAAGGCTGCGATTGAGATGGTGGATCCTGGATTCTTCAGGAGTGTGGAGAAAGTGGAAAGGTTCTTTGCGATGCACCCAGAGTATCGGATAACGGAGATCCAAAAGTGATTAGGCTATACACCAAACATCTTGGGGAGTCGAGTGGGTGCATGTATTACCGGGTGCAGGTTCCGGTGAAGGGGATGAACAAGTTGGGGAATGAGTGTTTCATCGACAACCACAAGACCCCAGTGGATCAGACGATCGCTGCGACGTTCTCCAGTGACATCATCCTGGATTACGCCTTGAGTGGGGCTATGGTGGAGTCGATTCTAAATGCGCTGAGGGGGATGCGTCAGGGAAAGAGTGACGATGGGGCAGAAGATCTCTATCCGCCTAGTTTCGTGTTTGATCTGGATGATCGGATTGATTGTGTGCATCCTTTTAATCCGGCTTTTGTTCATCTTGGGGTCAGGTCGTATGATGGGACCGAGTTGAAGAGTGGAGATCGGCTTGTCACGACGTTTCCAGATGGGGAAGAGGTGGTTGTTTGGGAGGATGGAAAGACTCAGTGTGATGGACAGACGTTTGATGTTGATAAGAATTGGAGGAAAGTGAAGACGGTGTTCTCCATTGCGCAGAGGGCGGATGGAGTCACTGTGCCGTCCTTGGGGCTGGCAAAGTTCTACCGGGAAGAGATGGGGTGTGAGGATGTGTATGTGTTTCCGAACTCCGTTGTTCCCGAGGATTATCCGACTGTGCGGTTGGCAGAGAGAACGGATCCAGAAGAGGTAAGGGTGTTGTGGCAAGGTGGGGCCAGCCATATGGTGGACTGGTTCCCGTTGAAAGAGGCCATCCTGGAAGTCGCCAAGAGATACCCAAAGATGAAACTTGTGGTATGGGGGACGAACTTCCCGTGGATCTTCGAGGGGTTTCCGCAGGCACAGTTGGAACTACATGACTGGGTTCCATATGATGCTTACAAGCCACTGCGGGTGATGATGGACTGTGATATCAATCTGTGCCCGCTTGCAGATAATCTCTTCAATCAGGGGAAGAGTGCGATCAAGTGGTATGAGTCAGTGATGCCGTTCGTGCCGGAAGCGACGTTGGCGAGCAATGTGGCTCCCTACAATGAAGAGATTGAGGACGGGGTTACGGGGGTTCTCTATAAGGGGAACCAGGAGTTTGTAGCGAAGTTGGGGAGATTGATCGAGTCGAAAGAGTTGCGGACCAGGCTCGGGCTTCAAGCACGCGCCTGGGTGATGGCGCATCGTCACTATGATGTGACGACTCCGGGGTTGAATGAGTTTTATGAACACCTCCGGGCAAGGAAGCGGCTTGCGCTTACGGCATAGGAGGGGTGATGACGAGAACGGATGCGAAGACATACATTGCCAGGGCGTTGAGTGGGTCGAGTGAGACGGAGCAACTTGCTCATGCCCAGGATGCGCTCTTTGCGGCGATTCAGGAGTGGAATCTCCGGCATGACTGGAGTTTCCGACTCATGGATACGAGTGGGGGATTCAGTGTTGCAACTTGCACCCTGACGGGGACAGCACTCACGACAAGTGCGACGAATGGGTTTGCTGGAGTGAACATTGGGCAGACAGCGACGGGGGCTACGATTGGGACGGTGACGGTGACGGCAATTGTGTCGTCTACGGCGGTGACAGTGAGTGGTGGGAGCGATGGAGGGCCGGAGACTTTGACGTTTAGTGCAGACATTCCGATCATCGCTGGTACGGATACTTACAATTTGCCGAGTCCTGTGAAGCGCCCCTATTCGGCACGGTTGGTGACGAGTAATCGGAACTTGGATTACAAGGAGCAGAGGACGATTGATAGGGAGTATACCAATTTGAGTGTGGGAGGGACTCCCTACTGCTACAACTTGTTCAATTCGATGGCGTTCTCGACGTCGTATCAGAATGGGAAGATCAGGGTGTTCCCGGTGCCGAGCGATGCCGACACGCTGAGGGCACGCTTCCACACTCCCATCCCCGAGCCGGGCGGGGAGTCTGCTGTGCTGGAGGTGTTGGATCGGTATGTGTATGCGCTGTTGGAGTTGGGACGATATTACTTCTTGAAGAACTCGGATTCTGAGAATCCTAGGACGGGAGAGTATAAGGAGAGAGGGGAGTTTCTTCTCCGGAAGGCGATTAGTGATGATAGGGAGGGGACGCACGATAACGATATGGTGATGGTGCCGTACATTGAATGGGGAAGACATCGTCAGGTGGATTCTACGCAAGTCATCCTTGATACGTGGTGGTGATGAATGGCAGCGCCAGAGAATCTGATCGTAGAGAGATTCGATGGGGGGCTGGTAACGGCGAGAGATCCGGCGAAGTTGGAACCGGGAGAGTTGGTGGTTTCGAACAATGTGGTGTATCAGCCGGATGATACGGCGATCTACAAGGCAAAGGGACGAACAAAGTACAATTCGAGTGCGCTTGGGGCGGGTGGGAATGTCAATGGTGTGAGGTATCTGGAGTTTGATGATGGAAGTGCGCTGCTTGCGGCGCACGAGAGTGATGATATTCACCTGAGTCAGTTCTCCGCGGAGACGGGGACATTTGGGACGCTTACGGCGATTTCCAATGTGGGGCAGGGTCAATCGATGGACTCTGCACACTACGGAAATCGCCATTTTCTTTTTACAGGGGCGGGTCAGAACACAGTTGTGAAGTTGGATGGGACATATCGGAAGCATGGGATGGATCCAGTTCCGGATCTCATTACGACACCGACAACGACAAGTGGGGCATGGAATCAGGCTCTTGGGACCGGGTTCTATCACTTCCTCTATACAGAGGTGATAAAGGATACGGTGACAGGGATTGAGATAGAGAGTGCATTCTCCGGGAAGCCGAAGAGTGTAAATGTGACTACGCTAGCGAGTCAGAGTGTGGTGGTGACGAAGAATGGAATTACATACAACACGGGGGCGACTCACTGGCGAGTATATATGGCTGGGCCGACGGTGTTCGAGACGCCGGTGCCGCTTCTCTCTGATTTTCATTTGGTGGGAGAACTGGATATTGCGTCTACGACTATTACGGTGGGGAATCAAATAGCGAGTGGGGCGCGGCTGGCGACTGTTAGTACGGTGATTACTGGAGGATGGAGCAATGTAAATAATGTATTTAGTGACACAGATGGGGTTGGGATGCGGTCTAGTACGCTCAATTCGGCAGAGTTCCTGAGGACATTTACCTTTTCTGGGCTGACCGGGACGATCACAGGGTTTGAGGTGTTCATTCGGTTTAGGATTCCGGATTGGACTCCCTTTTATCTTGTGAGGAACTCTCCGATTTTGATTGTGGATTTGAGTCATAACGGGACGAACTTCTTTCCAGGGAACAATTCTAGGTACTTCATTTGTAGGATGATTCAGGGGGCAGTTGGGGGATATGTGACGGTAGTGCTGGGGAATCCCTATGACCCTTGGGGGAGGACAGGGAGTCCGGCGTGGGCGTTGGGAGACGTGAATGGGAATGCTAGTTTTGGGGTGAAGATCAAGTATGGAGAGGAATATGGGGGGCCTGACGCCATTGTTGATGTCGATTGGGTGAAGGTGGCGGTTCATACGACGGGATCGGCGCGGCCGGTGGATCTGAGTGGAAGGATCTATCAGACGGTGGCGGTGAGTGTGGCGGGGTTGACGACGGTTTTCAGTGCAGATATGCCGCCACCAGTTTCTACTACGGGGGACATCTTCGAGGGACAACTGATTGTCAATGATACTGGAGATCCTTCGATCATCAGGGGGAGTTTGCCGGATGAAGTGGAGAGTTTCCCTGAGGTGTATTTCGTCAACTTCGAGACGAAAGATCGAGATGAGGTGACCTGCGTTAGGAGATTGGGCAACAAGTTCGTGGTGGGGTTGAGTCATCAGGTCTATCGGTTGAACTACTTCCCCAGGGAGACGGATGCCGAGTTTGACAGGGGGAGGTGTTATGAGGCAATCAGTGAACATCATGGAATCGTGGGGCCTATGGCTGCGACGTTGTTCAGTCCTGATGGGGGGTCGATACTTCTGGCGTTCGTGAGCCATGATGGGGTTAGGGTGACGGATGGGTTCCAGACGAGGGCTGTCAGTGGAGATGTTGATTGGGCCGGGACAGTTCGGTTGCCGTCTGCCGCGGATGTGACGAATTATCTGAGGGGGACGGTGCTGGTGAACTACCCAAAGAGTCAGCAGATCTGGATGTACTACGTGCCGACAGGGGCTACGACCAGGACGAAAGCGCTGGTCTTCCATTATGGGAGCCACATGAAGAATGGGGCCATGAAGGCTACGGGACCGATTGATGTGGCGGCGTTCAGTGCGTGTCTGAGCCGGCTCGGGGGCGACGATGTGGTGGTGACGGGGCAGAGTGGGGGGTTTGTGTATGTGGAGGATCGGGGGTACAACCACAATGCTGGGGGGACGATCCCGGTTTCGATCAAGACGCGGGAGATGTATCACGCTGGGTATGCGGGGAATGTGACGCTGGAATCTACCCGGGTGAGGCTGCGGAGTGATAGTCCGACTGGGACGGTGACGATTCAGCCGATCACCCGGAGTGGTGGGAATGCGCAGGTTAGCCAGACGGCGAAGACCTTTACGAATGCGACTGGGGGAGTGGCGCTGAACAGTTGGCGCCACAACTTCGACTCCCTCCAACTCTCGCTCACTGAGCCGGGGGTGGATGGTGGAGGGGCGCTGCGGCTGACAGAGATGGTGCTGGAGGTGTATGGGCATGGGCTTCCAGAGAGTCGGGGGTAGGAGATGAGAAGTTATCGTCCTATGAGGCTGGGTGCAATCCTTGATCCGCAGTTGCGGAGGGAGATGCAACCTGTGGATGACTGGCTCAGGGATTTGTCGAGCCAGCAGGCCCGGATTGTGACTATGCCGCAGGGAACTCCGACGATTGTGACAAATCCTACGACGGGGGTTGAGTCGGGGGCGTATCTCTATTTGCCGGGAAGGCCGACGGAGCAGCAATCTGTGGGGCCGGTTAGTTTCCAGGCGTTGCCGCTTCCTTATAGTGTGGGGACTGTGCCGACTGTAGAGACGGCTGTGTCGTTGAGAGCGACGACAAGTGATGGGGGACCGCAGCCGGCTCGGGTGTTCTTCTTCATTCAGGGGGGACGCACTGGGGCGACACTCGGGGCACAGAAGAGGTATTGGACGTTTCCCAGTTTCACGGAGATCAATCAGGGACCGACGGTTGGACATCATGTGTTCGTGGATACGAGTGACTTCCAGACCCTCACGAAGAAGACATTCGATAATGATAATCGATATCAGATGGAGGATACAGTTGCGGGGGCGGGGTGGTTGAATGCCGCACATGATAGGACGCTTCAGTTTGCGTGGGGAGGAAGTTATCCGTTTGGTGGGGGAGCGGTAGTTACACCAACGACGTTGACGGGGATCATTCCAAGTTTGCAAATCCCGGCGTTGGATGTGAAGGACAATGGGAGTGGGGTACGAGATCGGTCGCATGTGTTTCCGGTGGTGAAGAGGGCACATACGTTTTCTTCGTCGAGTGGGGCACCGTTTGAGTCGGGCGGGGTGTTGTTTGGGAGTTCGACTGGACGGGAACTCTATCCGATGTTTACTAGTGTGCAGGGGACACTGGCGGCACCAACGGATGGGAGTTTTCCAGTTTGGCATCCAACAGTTACGCAGAGTTGTACGTTTACGCTTTCAAGTCCGATTGTGACGATGGCGACGACGGCTGGGATTCAAATCGGAATGAGGATGAAGGAAGTTATCACTAACTATGCGTTGGCGGAAGATACTCATGTGTTGAGTGTGGATTCCCCGACGCAGATCACTATGAGTCAGAATTGGCCTAGTTCGAATCTGGTTAGGACAATCGACTTCTTCGGGATGAGTTGGAGTGACACGGCTACAGGGATTTCTCTTGGGGCTGGGACGCTTACGGATTACTTGTATTTGCCTGGAAGGGTGAGTGGGCAGCATATTGGGAGTGGGACGGCACCGACTGGTGGGGCACTGGGGGATGTGTCTACATATGGAAGAATTGTGGTGGGGACGTCGTCTGCTGAGGCGGATGCCTATGTGACTGGTACGAAGATTACCACTAAGTCGGAGATAGATCTTACGAGTGGGGGAACGCAGATCGCAAACAACTTCCATGCGTTCTTGACTGGAAGTGGTGCGGCAAGTGGGACGATCGTTGGGTTGGAGTTGGATATTTCTGGGGGATCTGGGGCCACATCGGGGACTTACAATGTCAATGGACTTACGATGAGTGTGAGTCCTACGGTCCCGTCTGGTGTTACATTTTCTGCGATGGGGATGAGGTTTAATAATGCGCCTTCTGGGGCGGGAACTTTCTCCCTCTTGATTGGGGCGCAGTTCAATGTGTTTGGGTCGGGGACGGTTGGATCTTCGGCTACGACGATTGTGGGAGTTCAGGGTGGAGTTAATAACCTTGCGACGGTTGTTACCAATCTCATAGGGGTGCAGGCAACAAATTCTGGGGGGACGATCTCGGGGGCGGTGACACAGGCGACTGCGTTTGATGTGGGATCGACTTTTGCGAATGATACAGATGTTGTGACGTGGTCTGGACTTAGGATCTCTACTGGGATCACCGCTGCAATTGCGAACAAGTGGGCGCTGGATCTGACGAATACATCTACGAATATGGGGAGTCGGATTGCTCATAAGATGGGGCTTGGATGGAACCCTGCAACTGTGTCGGCGATCACCGCTAGGGTGATGCTTGCGGCTGGGACTGCGACTGCGGGGACGGCTCCGATCAAGTTTCAGTCCGGGACGCTTCTCACCGCGGCGGAGGCTGGGACGATTGAGTTCAACACGGATGACTTCTACGCCGGGATTACGACTGGGCCAGCACGGAAGAAGTTCGTGTTGGATGATGGAACAGCGCTGACAAGTGGGCGAGTTCCATTCGCCACAACGAATGGTCGCCTGACGGACGACGCGGACATGACCTTCGCCACCGACACACTCACGGTGACGAAGATCGCAGGAACCAACTTCACAGGAAGCCTCCAATTCAATCAGGGTGTGAACTTGATCCTTGCGACTGCCACCGGGACCAAGATCGGGACGACCATAAGCCAGATGCTGGCATTTTGGGGCTCCACACCAACCATCCAACTGACGACGTCGGTTCCAGCGGGCACATTCACGGCCAATACCTCCGGGATCGTAGATGATTCTGCAACTTTTGATGGGTATACCCTTGGGCAAATTGTGAGGGCGCTTAGGACTATGGGGTTGCTGGCGTAGGGGGAACACGATGCCTACTAAGAACCAGGCAAAGGCTGCGGTCGATTCTGCTGTTTTTGACATAAAGGCAGATATAGATGGGATTCTTCCTACAGGGGTTAATATCACTGATGGGGGGATTTCTTTTAATCCTACTAAGTGGCGACTTCACATGAATGCTGGTGGGGTAGCCGCCACGGCGGATTCTTGGTTGGCTACGATTGTAACGAATTTGACTACGGCAGGGAGAGCATCGGTTGTGAGGCGGTCTGGGAGAAGAGATGAAGATGTGGTGGCATTCATTTCTATTGATACTGCCCTGGCTACCTATATCATTCAGAACATAGGGTAGTCGTCCAAGGAGGATACCATGGCTTATGGACCTGGGGGGTACATTCAGAATGGGGCGTATTCGAATACGCCAACGGCAGGGGGGTCTTCGGGTGGATTGGGGACAGGGGTGATTGGGGCAGGGATCGGGGCGCTTGGAGGGATCCTAGGGAGCATCTTCGGGGGGAAGAAGCAGCCTGGGGCGAAGGATCTGGAGAGGATGTTTGGGCCGGGAGCGTTGACGGGAGACATCCAGAAGATCTACGCGATGTTGTCGAAGTCGCCGCAGTTCGCCCAATTGCTCAGTCAGAGCAATATCAATGCAACGGGGTTCGAGCACAACTTGAGGGGAAGTCTGGGGGCTAGGGGGTTGACGAGTAGTGGGGTGGGGTCGATTGCGACGGCGGCAGGGCAGAGTGCCGCGGCGACGGGGGAGCAAGCGCTGAGGGGTGGGTTGTTCTCGACGGCGTCGGATGTGGCACAGCAGAACCTCTTGGCAAGGCTTCAGGCGTACATGCAGAGCCAGCAGTTGAGTGCGCAGCAGCCGAGTCCGTTGCAGCAGATTGGGGGGAGTCTGGCAAGTGCCGGATCCTTCCTGGGGATCTTGTGATGCCGTCCTACACACAGGAGCCCAGCAAGACGGTGAAGGAGAAGTTCAGCGCAACTTCTACAACTAGACCGGCTCGGGAGGAGAGGGGGGTTGTGCCGACGAAGGGAAAACCTGTGGGGGGGCAGGCGGCACTTCCACCGCCTGTGTCGTTGGCGCAGATCGAGGGGATGTATGAGCCACTGAGGAAGGAGATCGAGGCTCTGCCCCCGCCGGCAGCCCAGCCAGTTCCACCCCAGACGAAGCCGCTGGCGGCGTTCTTGAGTGTGCTGGGGGCGAATCTGGGGGCAAGTCTGTTGCGGAACCCTCAGGTGGCGCAACAGGCTACGGAGTATTTGTTGCAGAAGGAGCAGGAGCGGAAGGCTACTGTTGCGCAGAACTATGCGACGGATCTGGCGTTCAATCAGAATAAGCGGAATCAACTGGTACAGATTCGGGGGCAGGCGTTGGAGACGGCGCTGAAGGCGGCATTGGAATCGAATGATTCAGAGCGGGCAGCGAAGATCGGGCAGAACTTGGCGAAGTTGCAGGGGGAGATCCAGACTGGGATGGTGATCCCTGCGGCTGGGAAAGAGGAGTTGAAGCAGATCGAGGAGACGGGGCGGCAGGCGCGGATGACCCAAGCGGAGAGGATCCGGCTGGAGTGGGAGAAGGCAGAGGGGATTGCGACAAAGCCGCTCACGCCGCAGCAGTTCCAGAAAGCGATTGATGATGTGAACAAAAATAAGGAGTTGACGACAGAGGAGCATGGATTCTTTGGGAACATTTGGAGGAGTTTGTTCGGAGGGGAGAACAAACTGAGCAAGAGGGATATGCTGAAGGGGGCGTATGTCACGGGGTTGATTGCGGGGGAGCCGGCCGTGCAGGGGACGGCAAAGAGGCGGCTTACGACGATGGTGGTGAGTGAATTGGGGTTGTTGAAGAAGTATCCGGATCCGAATACTCCGTTTTCTCCGGAGGATGAGCAGAAGGTGTTGAGGGCGTTTGCGGATCTTGGACTTAACTATCAGACAGATGTGGCGCCGATCAAATGAGCCCGATGAATCTGAATTCGCTGATGGCGAATGACACGACGGCCACCGTCCCATCGCCCCCCGAGCCGGATACTAGTAAGGGGACCACTGGGGGGATGAGTATTGCGGGGATGATGGGAGGGCCGCCGGCGGTGCCGCAGTTGAGGGCTGCGCCAGCAATGGCGCAGTCCGCGCGGTCCGTTCCGAACCTTACGGCGCCACCGATCCGGTTTGAGGATGTGATGAAGGGTGTGGTGGAGGGGGCTGTGGCGCCTTTCACTGGGAGTTGGGAAGCGGCGATGGGGCTGCTGGCGGATCCGATGTTTCGGGTGCTGCCGTTGAGTGAGCAGGATAAGCATCTGGAAGAGGCGGAGAGGCTGGGGTGGAAGGGTGCTGCGTTTTGGGGGAGCATGGCGGTCGGGGGGCCAGTTGCGAAGTTGCCGGTGGCGATGGTGTGGAAGTTGGGAGCCGCGGGGGCGGCGACGGGAGGGGCGTTTTCGGCGATTGAAGGGATGGAAGGGTTGTTGAAGGGGTATGAAGATGCGAAGACGTATGTGGGGAATGTGGCGACTACGGCGACGTTTGGGGCGCTGACGGGAGGAGCACTGGCGATGGTCCCGGGGGCGGCTAGGCTGGGGGTGGGAGCGGTAAAGTTGCCGCTTAAGGGGATGAACCGGGCGATTGATTTGATGCCGGGGGGGAAGCAGGTTAGGGCGAGGACGGCGGATTTTGTGAAGGGGGCATTTGGACATCTTTGGCAGCCGGGACTGTTTACGAGTGGGGAAGAGGTTCTGAGGGCGAACGGGTTGGTTGGGTTGGCGGATCAGATGAAGGTGGCGAGGGCGGTGTCGTCACTTAAGGGGAGTGAACTTGTTGCGGGGTTGAATGTTAATTTGAAGGGATTGACTACGGAAGAGGTGCAGAAGGTTACGTTCTTTATTGAACATTTTGACTTTACGGATCCACTCGCGTGGGAGACGGCGAAGGCGTATACGACGACGAAGGCGGATGAGAGGTTGTTTGGGGTGGCACAGAGGGAAGCGGAGCGGATGATTGGACTGGGGCAGATGATGGAGAAGGCGGGAATGCAAGTTTATGATCCTGAGGATAATGCGTTCCATCGGTTTGCGCTCAGGAAGAACTATATCCCCCATAGGTTTGTGAATGATGAGGCGTTTAGGGTTGGGGGAGAAGTGAGGGGGAGGGCGGTTGGGAAGGTGATGAAGGAGTACCACTATACGAGGGAACTGGCGGAGGAGTGGGTTGACAATTTTGCGGATAGGATTAAGGCGAGTAATGAGGGGACATTCCAGGGGAAGTTCCCTGCGGGGACGAGTGGGCATTATTTGATTGGGAGGAGATTGGGACTGCCGGGGTATGAGACGGATCTGACGAAGATCTTGCCACAATACTATGAGCATGTGAGTCGGAGGTTGACGAACCACATCTTCTTTGGGGCGGATCCGCTGGTGATGGCGGTGAAGGAGGCGGCTGAGGAGGCGCCGGGGGGGTTATTGACGAAGGAAGCGGCGCTGGTGCAGGAGGGATTTCCAGAGTTGATCGGAGAGAGGGCTGTGCCGAAGATGCCGACGAGCATGTGGCAGATTATCTATGCGCGTCAGAGGCAGGCAGAGAAGGCGGCACGGCAGGCTCAGTCGATTGAGTTTAAGTATCCGAAGGCGTTTGCACAGTTGGAGGGGATTGCGGATCCAGAAAAGAAAGCACTATCGACTAAGGTTGTGCGTGGGCAACTTGGAATGTTGGAGGAGGCGCAGTTTGGGAAAAGGTTTTTGGATGAGGCTGCGAAGATGGAGGTGGTCACGAAGTTGGCGTTGGGGGCGATCGCGCAGCCTAGCCAGATGATGACTGCGGTGGTGAGGACGGGATGGAAAGGGGCGTTTAGGGATCTGGTGGCGTTGTTGGAGGGAAATCCAGAGGCGTGGGACTTTGCGGCTAGGGCGGGGGCTACGTTGAGGGGGGTGGTGAGGGAGTCGCAGAGATCTCTGACGAGTCAGGAAACTAGTTTCTTGGATAAGGTGTTGTTTACGAAGTTTGATGTGGCGAGTAGGGCGTATGGGGCGATCAGGGGGGCGAGTTTTGCGGACTTTGTGGCGAAAGATTTGGTGAAGTATAATAGGCAGTTGGGACAGTTGAGGATGGGGAATCAGATTGGGGCAAGGTTGCAGAAGACTTTGGGGGGAGAGAAGTTCTTGATGAAGAAGGTGGCGGGGCTTGAAGCGAAGTTCAAAGGTCTGGGGATTGATCCAGGGGAGGTGGTGGCGCAGGGGGGAGCATTGACGAATGAGCAGTTGTTGATTGCGGCGAATAGGGTGAGCCATGAGGTGAACTTTTGGGGGGATGCGCTGAGTCTGCCGGTTTTCTATAGATCGGCGTATGGGAAGTATCTGACGCAGTTCAAGAGTTTTGGATTTCAGCAGACTAAGTTGATGAAGGATCATATGGTGAAGCCATTTATGAAGTGGGTTGAGGGGAAGCCTGGAGGAGATCCGGGACCGCTGACACGGTTTGCGATACTGATGCCAGGGGGTGGAGAGGCGATCTCGGATCTGAAGGCGCTGGCGCGAGCGAAAGAGCGGCCGGACAATGTAATTGAAAGGTTTGCGGAGAATATAGCGAATGCTGGGGGGTTTGGGTTGATGGCAGATGGGATTCGGGCAACGGATTTTGGGGTGAGTGGGGTGTTGGGGTTGATGGTGGGGCCTACGGGGGGAGATGTTGGGAAATTTGGGGCGGCTGTAGGAGAGTTGAGGAAGGGGAAGCCAGGAAAGATGGGACGATTTGCGGTGGAGTATGGGGTGCCGGCGGCAACCTCGAAGGTGCTCCCGGGAGCGGCACCGTTGACGGCGATGATGACGCCGGCGATTGCAAATGTGTTGTTCCCGAAGAAGGAGCCCCAAAAGTGAACGATGTGAAGGGGTGGATGAATGGGATGCCATTGCCGAATTGGTTGAAGTTGGTGGTGTTGGGAGCGGGGTTGGGAATTGTGATTGGGGTGAACCAGAGTTCGGTGGCGGCACTTCAGGAGACGCAGAGGGCGACGACGGCGGAGATCAGAGAGTTGCGGCAGGATGTGAGGGAGAGACTGGTGACGCGGCAGGAGTTTGATTTGCTTGTGAAGCAGGTGCAGGGGGTTGTGAGGAGAGTGGAGATCTCTGAGGAGGGGAGGTGAGAACGTGAGTTGGAAATGGATTTTGGGGATTGTGGTTGTGGTGATTGTGGGGTTGGTGCTATTTGTGGTTCCGTTCCCGGTCCATGCGCAGGTTGCGAGTATTACGGTGGACTGGACGGCGCCTGGGGATGATGGGAATGTAGGGACGGCAACGACCTATCAGATGCGGTGGAGTGCGACTAGGCCGGATACGACTTCGACGGCGGCGATGGATACGTGGTGGGGTGGGGCGACGAATGTGACAGGGTTGCCGGCACCGAAGGTAGCGGGGAGCGCAGAGACGTTTGTGGTGAATGGACCGTTTACGACGGGACAGACTTACTACTTTGTGATGAAGAGTTGTGATGAGGTGCCGAACTGTTCGGGGTATTCGAATGTGGGTGTGAAGATTCTACCGGATGCGAGTCCGCCGGCTAGGATCATCGATCTCAGGACGAGGTAGAAGGGAGAACCCATGGATGGGGTGATTGCGTTCTTGAACAATCAGCAATACGCGATTCTGGCGGCAATGGCGGTAGGGATCCTTGTGAAGTATTTGCCGTTTCTGAAGGGGGTGTCGAACGAGGGGATCCCGTTCTTGGCAGCATTGACGGCGTGGGTGACGAATGTATTTGGAGCGCCGGAGGTGCAGGCGGGGGTTCTGGGTGGGGTGCTAGGTGGGATTGGTGGGATCTTCGTGCCGGTGATCGATGCCGCGGTGTCGAAGTTCGTGCATGAGACCCTGTTGAGAGGGCTGTGGAAGGCAATCGGGTTGAAGAAGCCTGAAGGGGTGAAGACGCCTGGGTAGTTAGATCCGGCGCTTGGCGCGAGAGATGGCTGCGGCGCGCGGGGTGCCCCGACGGTTGTTTGCAAAGAGTTTGGTTCCGACGGCTTCGTCTTCTTTCGCCACGTCAGCGCGGAGGGGGATGAGGCCGTCTTTTTGGGCGGCGAGAAGCCAGCGTGCGACCTGACGGGCACGGGGGGGATTGGCGCACTCGATGGTGATGAAGACGAGGGGGTCAGACTGGAGGGTCAACTTCAGACGTTCCACGCTTCACCTCGTTGGAGAGGACCTTCAGGATTCCGTTCAAGATGATGGCCTGACTGATCTGAAGGAGGGCGATGGCCTTCAGATAGGCGGTGATGGGAGACTCCCCGGACATGGCGGCAATACTCTTATAGGTAGTCAGGAGTTCTTCATCAAGGGTGTCTAAGGTGGTCATCAGATCTCCTTGGTGCAGTTGGAGCAGCGACCACGCTTGGGGTCTTTGCCGGTTCGGGGGACGGCGTACTTCTGGATGCGGGCGCTACAGCATGAACTGAATTCGAGCCGGCGCGGCTTGCGGGCCGCGTAGGTGGAGGGCTCCCGAGTTAGGGGACGGTGGCGATCGTGGTCGGTTGCCATGGCTAGGAGTAGCGGGAAACGATTTCGAGACGGGTGAGATCGTTCTCGGTGAGACGATAGGTCTCGTTGGGAATGACGTGCTCCTCCATGAAAGCGAAGAGGGTGAAACGCTCCTTGTGAGAGCGGAGGCGCCCTTCGAGAGCAGTTACTACAGGGTCCGCACCACCCGTGACGGAGTTTTGAGTTACAGTGCCGCCTCCCTGAGCGGCTTCATCTGCGATGCCGGTGCGGAGATGACCGCACTTGAAGTGGTTGGTCATAGTGAAAGACGGTAGACGGAATCGAACCGCCCTAAACGGATTTGCAGTCCGTCGCCTAGCCGATCAGCCATACCGTCCTCAATTTAGTACGCGGCCCCGGATTCGAACCGAGAAAGAACAGATTCGGAGACTGTTTGCCGTTCCATTCGGCGTGCCGCGCATTTGGGCTGGGAGGGATTCGAACCCTCACGAGTGAACTCGTCTGATTTTGAGCCAGGTGCGTCTACCAATTCCGCCACCAGCCCGTTTGCGGTGCTGCGAGCAGCGCTTACGGTAAGCCACCGGATCGATTCAACTGCTAACCCTTCAGGGGGTTTCGTGATGTTGCTCCACGCCAACAGCACCGCAAATGGTCCGAATGGGAGGATTTGAACCTCCGACCCCCTGGTCCCAGGCCAGGTGCGCTACCGGGCTGCGCCACACTCGGTTAGTTGTTTCAATCGATGGATCCGTTAGGATCCATCGATTGCCCCCGGCAAGATTCGAACTTGCAAGTGGCGGTTTAGGAAACCGCTCCGGAATCCGTTCCCGGCTCGGGGGCGAGATGAAAGAGGGTTTTCGGAAAGGCGGACAACTCCCGCCTAGCCTGCGGTCATTTTCACCCTCCAGACCCATCAAAGGAGCGGGGGGAACGCCCAGCCGTCGCTGGTAATCACGCCCCATGGGTACGCTAGTTCCTTACCCCGCTCCGAATGGTGCCGGGGGCCAGAGTCGAACTGGCTATCCTCGGCTTATGAGACCGAGATGGTAATCCGTTCCACTTCCCCGACAAAATGAAAAGCCTCCAGGTTGCAGCCATCCCGCTGAGTCACCCCCAAGGAGAGAGGCGGATCCACCATTTCTGATGGACGACGTCGGACGATGGGTTTTGTCTAGCGTTGACCATTGAGCGATCACTCTTGCGGGAGAGGTAGTGTTGAACCTTCACCGTTGAACTTGTTCGCTCGATATGGGATGCCGATGGGCTGCCATTACCCAACCCCCCCGCAATGTGGGGGAGCGTGGAATCGAACCACGACGGTCGGCGTCTATTCCCAGTCAACTTTCACAGTTGGTGGACGATATCGCCTGTCCGAGGCGCTCCTTACTTCGACTCAATTCGCTACCGAAGGCTCCCTTCTAGGCTACGTCAATGGTGGTTGTGGCGTTGAGGAGGGACAACCGGCCGTCGAGTTCTCCAAGGGTTTCGTCGAGGTCCTCGATCTCGGCGAGCAATCCGGCCTCGTCGAGGTTGATGATGAGGTCGGCCTTCTCCATGCCCGGTGGAGGGTTCTGGATCTTCGCCGAGGCGATATCGCGCCGGCCGTTCTGGATGGAACGGCTGATGTTCGTGAGGTACATCTTTCTGGCTTCGACCAGTTCCCGGCGCCAAATGAGCCATGCGGCGATGCAACGGGAGATCCCCTTCAACTCCAAGTTGGTTAAAAGGTTGGAGTCTTGGATGGCGAAACGAAGGCGAATGAAGCGCTCCTCTAGATCACGAATCGCCTGCCACTCTCGCTTGACGTATTCCTCCGAGCCCCCCTCCTTCAGCATGGGGTCTACGGCACGGCTGTCTCGCAGGATGTAGTTCCCGGAGTGTTGGCGCTTCTTCTCGATGCGGGACTTGACCGTCTTCAGTTCTGCGAGGGCTTCGGTGATCGTGATCTTTGCCATCTGTCCTCCTAATCAGTTCAGTTCAGTTCAGTCGTAGAGCCATTCACGGGGAGATGGGAGAGAGTCGTCCATGTCCAAGTGAATGAAGGTCTTACCGATCCCGATTCGTTCGATGCCGCACTCCTTGGCGGCACGGTCGATTAGGAAACGCATTCGGGAAATGTCGCCCGGCCAACGCCCATAGAGGGCGATGTCTGCTGCTAGACCTTTGAGATGCGCTGAACCATCAACGGATCCAGATAAAGTGGCGTTGTGGGTGGCGGTGCGGATGCCGGAGGTGATGATGAGGGGGAAATTGCACATGGCACGGACCTTGTCGAGGGTCGAGACGAAAAGGAAGTCCATCGACCCGCCCGAGCCGGGAAAGTCGGGGCTGTCGAATTCAGAGGGGCGGAAAAACTTGATCTGGGACCATTGCTCGGTGGTCATTTTGCTCTCCTGTCTAGGCGGGAGGTGATGCGACTGGAGAAGCGATTGGGGACACGCCACTTCTCCTTGAGGAAGACGTGGTGGTAGATGCGGTGGTCGAATTGCCAGAGGTATTCGATGAGGCGGAGCCAGTGGGCAAGGACGAGGCGAAGGTTGAAGGGGCGGGCTTGGGGGTGAATGGAGAGGGCAATGGCGATGCAGAGGCGTGGGTCAGAGAGGGGGAGGAGTTCCCCTTTGGCGAGGCGTTGGGCGCGGGCGCTGAAGAAGGCGATGTAGTGGGAACGGAGGCCGGTCCAGTTCTTGAGGGAGAGGGAGGTCTTTGGGCGAGAGGGACCAGTCAGTTTCTTGACGAGGTTGAACTTCAAGAGGCCGCGGAGAACGTAGTGGTGGAGGCAGTAGAAACTGTTCTCCCAGCGTGGGTTAGGACAGCGGAACTTCCCGCAGCGTTCTTTTAGGTTGTCCATGGGGTCATCTCGCCCCAATTGGGACCGGATTTGGCGGCGACGGGGACGCGGAAACCGGGGGCGATCTGGGGGAACTCGGTCTGCATGGCGTCGATGATCCCCCGGGGCTTTGCCCCGGGAGGGAGTTCACAGAGGAAACTGTCGTGGATCTGGGCAAGGAGGTTACCGCCACATTGACGGATGGCGGAATCGACGGGGCGGAGGCCGGCCCACATGATGTCGGCTGCGGTGGACTGGGGGAGGTAGTCGTACATCTCTGGGATCTCGGCACCTTCGACGTCTCCGGAAGGGGAAATGTAGCAACTGTGGAACCAGCGGCGACGACCGAAGACGTTGCGGATGAAACGGTAGGAAGCACCTTGGCGGATCACTTGGGAACGCCAGGCAGCGAGGTCGGGGTAGAGGGAGAAGAAGCGGGTCTGAAGGGCTCGGGCGGAGGGGATGGAGGTCGGAAAGCCGGCGGTGGTGAGGAGTTGGGAAAGGCGGAAGGGGCCAGCACCGTAAAGGGTGCCATAGGTGGTGTTCTTAGCGCGGATACGGTCACAGCCAAGGGCGACCATGGTGACGGCATGGACGTCGCCTTCGAGGGCGTGGAGGAGGGCTTTGTCGTTGGACAAGGCCCCCGCGATCCGGAGTTCGATTTGGTTGTAGTCGAATTCCCACAATTGCCAATCAGGGTGGCGGGGGATGAAAAGACGGCGGGCAATGGGGGGTTGGTTCTGGATGTTGGGATGGGTGGAGGCGAGACGGCCTGTGGCGGCGGCACCGCGGGCGGCTTCCTTGTCGAAAGGGAGAAAAGATGGGTGGACGAATCCGTTCTCCATGGGGAACATCGTATAGGTAGAGAGGAGTTTGGACTTTTCACGGTAGTCGAGAAGCAACTGGAGGTAGGTCTGATGAGGATGGTTGGAAGGGAGATTCCTGGAAAGGGAGCGGAGAGATGTCTCGTCTACGGAGCCAGAGCGGCGGCCATAGAGGAGTTGTTGAAGTTGTGGGTTGGAGTTGGGGGATGTCTCAGGAGCAAGAGAACGGAGTTTCGATTGCAGAAAAGACGTCGTGTGGAAGAGTTCGTTACGCCACATGGAAAGGGCTGGGTGATCCACCTTGATCCCGCGTTCGGTCATTTCGATAAGGATGTGAAGAGAGGGCATAAGAGTTTTGTGGAAGAGATGATCGAGCCCATACCGCTCCAGGAGATGAGATTCGACCTCAGCGATCGCGTGCGTAATGGAGACATCGCTGGCGTTATAGAGAGATGGGTTCGTGTCAGAGAGATGTTTCCAGCGGTGGAGGTCGAGATAAAGCGGAGCAATGCGACCGAGACCCTTATAGAAATCAGGTTGAAGAAGGTGTGAGGCGAGCATGGTGTCGAAGAGGGGCTTGTCGTGGGGGATGATGATGCCGGCGCGTCGGAGACGAGAAATGTCGAAGGCGAGATTGTGGCCGATTAGGCAGGAGGAGGCGTTGATGAGGAGTTGGGTGTGATGAGCGGAACTCCGGGACCAAGGGGCGGACCAGACTGGGCCTCCAAAGGAGACACCGATGCGTTCTATGGCGGGAGAATGTCCGATTGTCTCGATATCGAGGCAGAGCGGCGTAGTGGTTGGATCCGGCGGAACATCGGTTGAAAGGACCGTGTGCGGGGACCAAACATGATGGCTGTTTCGATTCCCCAATTCCGAGAGTCGCTTAAGTCGGAGAATGTCGGCCTTGAGAATAGGTAGCGTCCGGTATTTCGATGCGGGGAGGGACGCGGGATCGTAGACCACCATAGATCCTGAAAGGTGTCGGGGAAGCGCAGGGAGTTGGCGTACCCGTACCATTCGACGTTTTGGATCCCCTCTTCGATAAATGAAAGAGCCGTCATCGCGTTTTCTCGATGTACGATATTCTCCAACAACCTGCTCAACTAGAACCTCCGCTGGTAGGAACTCGTCGGGGCGGATGATGTAGCCACGGAGGTCATCGATGTGACCACGTATTCCAGTAATGGCTCTGAACGGAGGATTCCCAAGGAAGCATATTGCTCGGATGAAAGGGGATATAGCAGCGTGAGAAAAAGTGTCTGGAGTACAGAATTCGAACTTGGATGCGGGGAGAGAGCATTCTGAAGCAATTCGAAGAAATAGAGATAGGGACGATTGAAGTGGGGAAGGTTCATGGACAGCCAGAATAGTTGGGAGTTCCTCCGCATCCAGTCCATCATCTAGGACCGGAAGAGATTCTTCACCCTGGAGAGGAAGCGGGGGAGATCCGTCTTCGAGAGGGGAGATGGGATCTCGGGGGGAGTCTCCCATAGATCTAGTTGCTCCCCGAGCCCGTGGCGGGCGTCGGCCAAGAAGTTGTGGAAGGCAGAGAGCCCCTGAGCGGCGAAGTGGGTGGCGACGAGGGTGCAGTCTTCACAGACGTCAACGGGAATGATCGAGAGGCCGTGGGGAGACTTCTGAAGTCCCGGGGGGATGAGATGGATCGTCCCCCGCGGGATCTCAGAGCGCCCACACGAACTACAACGGTCGATTACCCCTCGGTCGTCTCGGGCTTGGTGCGCTTGCGGCGGCCGTTCTTGGCCTTTGTCTTTCCCTTGGCCTTCTTGCGGGAGGCCGTTGTGACGGGAGGCCGGCCGCGCCGTGGGCGCGGGGCTGCCGACTGGGAGAGTTGGGCGTGGAGTGTGGAGAAACCCTTCTTTACGGATCGGAGACATGCTTTGGCGACCTTTGTGCGATCGGCTGGAGGGAGTTCGAAGTTGCCGATAGTGGTGACGATGATCCCACCGCGTAGATCGACTCCAACGATTTCGGGTGGTCCGACGGGTGGGACGGGTTGTGTTGGCGAAGGAGCCACCCGTTGAAGGCGTGAACCGATCGCTCCTCCCATTTGGTCGTCCGGAGGATCTCCGGACGGAGGAGATGGAGGAGCCCCATTGCCAGGGGGGGTGAAGTCATCTCCCTCGATCGCTGCGCTGACATCGGGATCTCCGGCGATACGGGCTTCGGTTTCCTTGCGGACAAAGTCCGCCATTTGGTCGATGTTGTTGCCATCCATGGCACTTATCTCCTTTGATGCGTTAGAGATGGAGGGGGTTCAGGCTTTCAACTAGGACTCGGGTTGGGAGAACTAGCGCTCTCTTCTCGTAGCCTGTGACTCTCGTGGCCCCCCTTTAGGGGACCCCCTCCAGGACTCACATACTGGATCTGACGCTGGGAGAGGTCAGATCGGTTCGAAAATGGTGATGATTTCGGGGAAGAAGCGCTTCTTTCCGTCTCGGCCCTCCGAGGGACCTTGCTTCACTTCGAAACGGATGGACTTTCCGACAAGCGGCGACGGAGTTGTAGGAGGCGGGAAAGCGTCATCTGGCGGAAAACAGGTGGCGAGAAGGCTTCCGGAATAGCCCCCATCCTGGGAGTCAGGAAGAATCCCAACGCCGCGAAGAAGCATGGTGAGGCGGTTGGTAGACATGAAGGACATCTTGGCGAGGTTATCGGGGGAGCCGGAGGCCATGGCGACAGGGCAAATGCGGAGCCCGGTTTTGATGGGGAAGCCGATGTTGTCACCGGAGCCCTCCGCGGAGCAGGTGGTTTCGAAGTTCAAGACGCGGATCTTCAACTGGGAGTTGTTGTCGGTGTAGATGGAGGAGGAGACGGAGGTGATGGAGCCGGCTTCCTCCCAGAACTTCAACTCTGGGTTCTTGTTGGAGATACGGGCATTCGTGGGGACGACCATCTTGTACTCGGCCGCGGCTTCCGCGGCCTTGATGACGTCACCAGAGATCGAGAGGAAATCATCCATGAGTTGCCTCCGTGAGGATAGGGGTGGTGACTGAGGGGATGTAGAACTTCTCGTGAATGGTGTTCCAGAAGTTGATTGGGTCGGGGTCCAACTCGATCATGGGGGCCGGGTTGTTGAGATGGGGGGAGCGGATCCCCGCGATCCAGATGGAATTGGTTTCAGTCCAGGCGACAATTCGGGCCTTCTTGTCGAAGCCAGAGGTGACGGACTGGCGGGTGAGGCGGACGGTCGAAGGGAAGCGGCCGGCGATCGAGCCGATCGTTTTCGAGCCGACCGTGAGGGGGCCGCCGATCAGGGTCTTCGCTCCGGCTTCCATAGCCTCGCGGTAGCCCTCCCAGCAAAGGACGATGATGTGGAGGGGCTGCTGAAACAAAAAGGTGATGAGGCGATCTACGGCACCTTGGGCGGCACCGTAATCCCCTTGCATTGCAATGGTTTGGTGGTCTTTTGCGCCCTTGACCCCCATGGTGATGTGGGAACCTTGGCTGAAGGAGCCCTGATCGCTGATCTGAGCGAGGATCTGCTGGGAGGTGAAGGATAGGGTGTCCCAGACGAGGGTGCGGACTTTGGAGTAGCGACGGACCCAATCCTCTCGGGCGAAGAGGAAGGCGTCGCCGCGGACATCGTGAAGGCCGGTCTTTGGATCGGGGGCGCTGATGATCGTGTGGATGCGGGAGCGATAATGGGGGAGGACACTGTCCAACCGTTCCGCGCCTGGATCCGCAGCGAGATACGCGATCTCACCGTAGGGATCCTCGGGAAGCGAGAGGGCAAGGCGGGTCTTCCCCACTTTGGGGGCGCTGTAGATCAGCCAGCGTTCGAGGTCGGTTCGGGATGCAACTGGTTCTATGAGGGGCACTTAGACTAGTCCCCAGTAGTCAGTGGCCCAATAGCGATATGCGTTGGTGTCGAAGAAGAGGCGGGGAACGTTGTCATCCTCGGTCCAGGTCTCGTAGGCTATGCAGAGAGATGGGATGTCGTGACAGTGACAGTCTCCACAGTCCTCATGCCCCATTGCAACAATAGGCATTCCGAGCGCAACGTTCTGAATCGGAGTCTGGAAGTGGAGGTACGCATCGGCCGGATGCCTTCTGTAGGATCCCCATCGCCTGAACAAGCGGGACTCCGACCTCGGCGAGACTTCGTCCTGTTGCGAAACAACTAGCGTGTCGGCCTGGCTCGTGAACTCCATGGGTGATGAACCTCCTGGCTGTGGCGGTGAGAAAACGCCAGACGGGGTAAAGATCTACTAAGTTGTTGGGTCTACTGGCTGTTCGAGGTCGCTCTCGAACTCGGAATGATGGATGGCTGGTCCAGGTGCTCCACGCGATACGCTTTCCGAGGGCGATGACCCGGGCGATCCGCCCGGATTTGGTGTTGATGGAGCCGGGGAGTCGGACGAGGCGCGCCAGATCGGCGCAGGAGGTATCAAGACGACAACCGGCGAACGTTCCGAGGTCACGCTGGGTGTGTAGGAGGAGATGACCCACTCCATCCCGCCATCGGGCAGCAACGTCTTCTGAAGTAACTGGTATTGGGTCAACAAGAAGCCATGCTTGTGCGCCTCTTCCCGTGTCAACGTAACACGGAGCGAAGTCCCTTCCAAGGTGATTTTCGACAAGTTGAACGGCCCTCTTTGCGGCGGCTAGCGGATCGCACGTCCCCACATCGACGGGGTCCAAATCGAGGACGATTGCGGTGATATGTGTGACGTCCTTACTTGAGATGCGAAGGCCATGGGAGCGATTCGAAAAATTCAGGTTGAAGTAGAGGTTGAACCCTCTGGGGGTTAGGGTTTTGGAGATGTGGGGGAAACTGTCCGATCGGCTGGCGCAACCCCCGATATGTTCGAAGCCTCCGGAAGAGAGGGGGCGCCGTCCCCACCAACGGAGGAAGGGCGCCCCGTCCGAAACGACCCGCCAGACATCCCTGTCCATGGATCCTCCGCAACGGTGAAGGTGGGGTGATGTTGAAGGGCAGCATGATCCATTACTCGGTTGCCGAGGGCTTCCATGAAGTTCTGGAGGTGCTGTTGCTCTTGGGAGCCGCGAAGGAGGAGGAGTTCTGTGATGCCGGGCGTTGGGGCACGGCCGATGGCAACGAGTCCGACCCCCCAGGCGTGGGGGAACTCATACCAGTCCTGGGGAAACATCGACTTCACCTCTTGCCAGACTTTCCAGACCCCGTAGGTGCGTTCGGTGACATAGATGTCATGGAAGAGGACGATCCCCTTGTCTGAGAGTTTGGGGAGATAGGTATTGAAGTCGGCTTTGACGTCTTCGTAGAGGTGGCTGGCATCGATGTGGAGGAGGTCGATCGTGCCGTCCCGGAACTTGGGGGCGGCTTCGAGCGTGGTGGAACGGATGAGTTGGACACGGCCGTATTTCATTGTGGCGAGGTAGGATTCGAGGTCGATGAGGATGGGGTCGCCGTACTCTCCGCAATGGGAATCTCCGCGGAATGTGTCGATGCCGAAGATGCGGGTTGGAAGGGCGAGTTCCCGGCAGGCTTGAGCCATGGTGCAGAGAGAGTCGCCGCGGTAGACGCCGAGTTCGACGAGCATTTGGGGGCGAATCAGACTGACGGCTAGAGAGAGAACCGGCATGGATGGGTGGTAGTCGCTGACAGTTGTGAGGCGATGGGGGAGCATTGCGACAATGGGGTGGTAGAGGACATTGAACATGGTCAGATCCCGTAGCAGAGGCCGTTATGGATGTAGCCGTAGGAGAGATTGCCGCGGCGGTAGCCGAGGTCGCGGAGGGCGGCACGCTTTCCTTCGGAGAGGTCGGTCAGTTGGGGGCTGGCTAGGCTGACGAGGCGGCCTCCGGCAGCATAGAGGGCGAAGGTCATCAGGGGACGGAAGATCCCGTGGAACTCCCATCCAGGGAAGATGGTGGGGAGGATGGCGGCGTAGAAATCAGAAGTTGAAGCAGCCCCGGAACGGAGAGAAATGGATTTTGAAGCAATCCCGGAACGGAGAGAAATGGATAACGATGCACAAGGAGATGCGGGGTCAGGGTGGAGCGGAAAGATCGCCGGATCTGGATAGAAAAGCCAGTGATCTCCGGGTTCTGTAGGAACGGGAAAAGACAGTCCAAATCTTGGGTCGAGAGTTGCATCGATGCGTTCCTCTCGGAGGGAGGGATCTAGGTCGCGCATAGCGATGAGACGATTGTGTTTGATAACAGCGTCTTTCCCTGCGGGGTGGAGCCGGGCGACTTCGGAGAGGAAGGCAACGTCACCGAACTCGCCTGTTGTAAAGGAGGCGAGTTGGGCGAGGCCCTTCGGGATGACGGCACAAGGGAGGATTATCTCTCGGGGGGTGATGATTTCAGATGGGTCATCGGAGTGCCAATGAACAGGAAACGTCATAGCACCGATGGCTCGGAAGAGATGGATCTTCGCGCCCGGCTCGGGAGGCGAGAGGGCGGAGGTGATGTCGGCGAGGGCGCGGGGGGCTGGGATGAAAGATGGGGGAAGGAGCCAGACTAGGTCGTTGGTGGCAAAGGGGATGGCTTCGATGAAGGAGTCGTAGGGGGGGCAGGTGTGGTTGATGGAGTCGGTAAGCATCTGGACCTTCACCCCAAGATCGATGGCCGCCGCCGCCACCTCGCCCTCTGAGCCGGGGCGGGTGATGAGGATCACCTCTGCGTTCGGGGGAAAGATTTGACTTCGAAGGCTGCGGATGGTGCCGGGAGTGGGGTGATGGCAGATGATCGAGATCATTCGTCGAGAAGGGCGCGGGCGACTTGGAGGTTGGTTTTGGTCTGTTGGATCTGGAGGTTGAGTTCGTCCCAGCGAGCCTGCTGTTGGAGCCAAGGGTTCTGGAGAGGGCTAAAGAAGGTGCTGGATGAGGCGGTGGCGGAACTCCAGCCGGAGATTTGGGGAGCGGGGCGGGTGAGATCGATGGGGAAGCAGAAGCCGAGCCACTCGATTGGGAAGTCGGTTAGCAAGAGGGCCATCAGGCGCCGGGGATCGGGGGCGGGGGCAATGTTCCAGCGCGCATTGTTAAGTTGCCGGAGGAGTTCCATATCGGTCTTCATATCGGTCTGGGAGATCGGTGAAAAGGGTTGGGTCGTCCAGGGAGACGAAGCCTCGGCGGACGTCCCAGTAGGGGGATAGGACGTTGCCGAAGCGGCCTCCGTCCAGTTGTCGATTTTGAACTGGGGCTGCTTCGCCGGAACGGATTTTGTCCATCCGCTCAGAAAGGATCCGAATGTCTGAAAGGGCATGATCCACCTCGATGGTGCGGATGGGGATGAACTCTTGGATGAAGGCCGAGGCTGGACGCTCGCGGAGGGCCTTCATCGAGAGTTTCCGGACGACGTTGAGGATCGTCCCACCATAGTCAGATGCGGGGAGGGAGAAATGGGTTCGGATGAGGTGGGAATAGATGAGTTCGTGGAGGGAGCGTTCGGCCATGGCGATGAAGATCGGGATGGAGGTGCGATCAGAGATGGTCTTGTATTGGACGTGCCAGATGGTCCCGTCACCCCCGAGGCGGATGACCCGGTCGGGTGTGCCGACGAGGGTGTGGGGAGTGCCGGGAAGGGGGGCCGAAAGGGGTTCCTCGATTAGGAGGGTCTCCTCCCCGGCTACGAAGTCGTTGTAATGGTGGAGGGCGCCGAGGAGGGAGGAACATTGGGAGGTGAACTCTTTGATGATGTCGGTGGTGGCGGACATGGTGATGAGTTCGTCGCGGAGCCGCACCATCGCCTCCGAGGCGGTTTCGATGGCGCGGGACTTGTCACCGTGGCGGATGAAGTCGGCCATGATGGCGTGCCAGTAGGTGCCGGCATAGAGGGCTGGTTCGGGGCGATGGGGGACGCGGCGGCGGACGTAGCGGCACCACCAGGTAAATTCGTCCTCTTGGAAGTCCTTGATCTCGGAGACGGAGAGGTTCATGGGCGTCCTTGCCCCTTCTTGCCCTTATGGGCGGAGTGCCTCGATGGCAGAAGCGAATTGAGGGAAGTCTGGGAGGATTGTCTCGGGAATGGTGGTGCGACGTCCGGTGGCACGCTCCCAGAGAACGGCAATGAAGAGGGTGTTCAGACGTTCGCGCTTCTCTAACTCGGCAAGGCGTTCTTCGATAGTAGTTGTCATGGGTGGAGAGCGTAATGCCAGTTGATGGCAATGAGGAGGAGGCCGATGGCTGCCCAGAACCATCGGCGCTCTAGGAGCCACATAAAGGTGACGGCTGCGACAACGCCGGCACAGAAGGCGGAGAAGAGTTGGGGGGTCATCGCTTGGAGGTGCCCATGCCCATGTCGAGAGCGAGGTCGCGGGCGGCCTTGATGCCCATGTATTCGAGCAACTCGTTGCCGCGTGTTGCTGTTCCACTTCCACCGCCGGAAACCACCGTCGGAACCCAATTGCCCTGGTAATTCTTGATGGCGTCGGCATAAAACTCCTGCGCCTTCAACCAGGCATCGAGGCGCTTGTCGAGGGCGTTGTCGCCAGCGATGATCGCCCTTCGCTTTGCCCCTTCGCCTTCGCCATCGAGAGTCATCTTGATCTTGTTCTTTGCGGCGGCCTGGGCATCTAGATCGGCGACAGCGAGACGCTGTTGGGCGGCGGTGACTTCCTTGGCTTTGATGACTTCCTGGTCCCACTTCGCCTTCGCGGCATCGGCCATACCCGACTGTTCGGTGGTGATGCGGCGCTGCTCGGCTTGCTTGGCTTCGGCGATGGCTGTTTGAACCGCCATCGCCATCTCTTGCTGTTGGCGGATCTGCTTTTCGACGGATTCGTCGTAGGTGATCTCTCGGAGGGAGAGGTTGAAGGTGCGGATCCCGAATTCGGAGAGTGGGGAACGCTCCTGACGAAGGATTGTGCCACGTTCATCGGCGACGAGTTCGACGACGGAGATTGTTTTCTCTTGGCCGGTGATCGGATCGGGCGCCTTCATGTCGATCTTCCGGGTGCGATAGACGCCACGTTGCAACTGGTCCTCGATGTAACTGAGGAGGTCGGGGCGGCGAACGGCGTAAGACTCTGTGGAACTCATCAAAGGGCCGGTCATGTAGACGCAGCGTTCGGCGGAGGGTCGGATGAGTTGGTTGGCAATGCCCTCCTCGGAGCCGTATTTCATGTGGAGGGGGATGACCATGGAGTCGGCGATGGGCATCTCCCAAGCGAAGGAACCATAGGCGAAGGCGTGGCCGCCGTCGTTGAAACGGACGCGGAGGCCGGAATTGATCTCCCTTTTCTTATCGACTTCGAGAAAGTTGAATTGGACTCGCTTGTGGTACTTCGTGACGCGGCCGAAGCCCTGCCACTTCCAGCCGGGGGTCTTGTAGACGGAGAGATGGCCCGATGGGACGGCTTGAAGGACCATGATCTCGTTGGCATCGACGTCCTCGAAGAGGTTGCCGATCATGGAGAGGACGACAATCAGGGCGATGAGGGCTCCGCCGGCAAGGAGGAGCCGGGCAAGGATGCGTTCGTTCATTTTGCCTCCGGTGGTTCGGTGGAGTTGTTGGACTTATCCTTGTCCTTGTGGGATTCGTCGTAGATGTGGGCGGCCTCGTCGAGGAGTCGTTGGACACGGGCTTCCTCTTCTAGGTCGAAGAGGAGGCGCTCGACGAAGGGCTCGCGGTGTTGACGGAAAGCGGGAAACATCGGGCGCCCCCTCACTAAGGGGAGGATCACTTGGGTGAGGAGGGTGAGGGAGGCGAGCCCGATGAGGACCCACTCTAGGAAGTAGAGAGCAGACATCATCGGATTTCGACGGAGGTGGTGCGAAAGACTCCGGGACTGGGAGGGCCGGTGCGGGGCCACTCGTGGTTACAGTCGGGGCACTTCCAGGTGTGGATGGAATCGCCGTTGCTGATGCCGATCAAGCGGGAGAAATGGGTGGCATTGCCGTAGAAGTGGCGGGAGGTCTCTGGGATCTCGGCGCCTTGAAGGGAATTGTGGCAATGGGGGCAGGATTCGGGATCCATCACGTCTCGCGGATTGGTTTGTAGGAATTGGCGGCCTTGCCGAAGGTCCAGGCGACGGCCTCACGGGCGGTCGTTACGGTGAAGGGGACGCACATCCAGTAGTCCTTGTACTTCAATGGGGCGCCACAGGCGCAGACTTGGCCGATCTTCATCTCGCCCTCTTTGGCTGCGTGACCACAGGTTGCACAGGGCTCGGGGGTGGAGTTGACGACCTTCACCATGGTAAGGGGTTCGTCGCCGGGGATCTCGGCCTTGTAGAGTTCGCCGAAGTCGTCGCGGTGGATGGGCTTGAGCCCCAAGCCGGCGATGTATTTGTCCTTGCCGTAGAGGTCGATCAGGATACGGCGCTGCTCGATGTTCTTGCAGTCGCGGATGAGAGCGACGGGGATCTGATCGGGGGACTCGACAGCGAGCCGGCCGACTTCGATGCCGCGGACGAAGTAGACGCGAAAGCCGTCGGAGAACTCCATGGCGGGGCCGGTTTCGTTGTGGAGGCGGCCTTGGTTGTCGAAGCGGGCGTAGACTGGAAAGAAGCGGTCGGTGTCGCCGATGGGAGAGAAGTAGGTGGCTTGGCGCCAGACCTGGGCGACAGCATTGGAGATGGCCCAGGCGTCAGGGGTACGACGGGGGGAGAAGCGTGGGTTCGTTTGGGGTCCTGCTTCGGTGCCGTAGGTTGGGAAGAGGTCGAGGGCGGCACGCCGGGCGGCCAGACGAGCGCGATCGCGCTCTGTCATCTTCTCGGGGTTCATTTCGATGGGCGTGTTGTCGGTTGCCAAGGACGGATCCTCATGGACGAGACTGGCGACAGCCTCTCGCTCGCTGAGTTGGGATGGCCCTATTCTGAATGACTGGTTTGGGTTGGAGGGTGGGATCCCCGGATCCCACCCTACCAACTGGTCGATTGATTGAGTCTCGAAGAAACTAGTCCGCGACCTTTCGGGCGCGCTCTTGCTCGTCCTTGGTGATGGAGCCGTGCTCGTACTCGCGCTGGCGTCCGACCTTCCAAAGGCCAGGCGGAAGAGTGATCGGAGCGTGTTCGGGATGAGTGACAACGGCACCCTCCGGGGTACGGATGTGAAGGATGAGGTCATCGACGGCAGACTGGTCCTCGGGAGAGAGGAGGACGGTTTCCGTGGCGTCATCGACGATCTCGTGGAAATGCCCCGTCACTTCGCCCTCTGCGAGGACGATGCGGTCGGGAGGACGGGCGGGATCGTAGCGAAATCCCGCAGGGACTTCCGAGATTTGCTCGAAGAAGATATCGCCCTGACGGAACTGGAGCGGGGTCTTCTCGGACTTGGACTTCTCGGCCATGATGCTCCTCCTAGTTGATGCGGGTGGGTGGTGGCGGTGGCTCTGGATCGTTAGATGTGTCGAACATCTGAACGGTCCAGGGTTTTTCTTTGTTCAATTCGGCGGCGATCTGGGCGGTGTGGCTGGAGATGATGGTTAGCAAGAGAGATTCGATGAGGGAAGAGGGCATTTCCTGCGGAAATGCCCTAGCGATCTCGATGTCGAGGCGGAAGTGGGTCGGGGAAAGGAGTTCGTAGGAGAGTTCCATGCCGGTTTCGCCAGAGAAGGCTTTGGCGTCGGACTTGCTTGGCTTGTCAGGCATTTTTGCTCCTCGGTTTTGGTGGCCGGCCCGACAGGCTTCTCCAGGGGCCAGAGCCCCTGGAGAAGGGAGAGGGCTGGGTGGGGCTGCGGAGGCCCCTAGGTCGGTGTCCCTCTCCATCACGGCGCCGTAGTTTCGCCGTGTTTCTGAATGGTGAGATGCTACGGGATTTGGGTGGGATTCGTCAATTTTTCAGTGGCCCCTCATCTGCGGTTGGATCGCCGAGATTGATGAGTTCCCATTGGTCGGAACCGTCGGCATCACCGGCTTCAGGGGTGTCGGGATCTCCGATCATAGCGTCGAAGGTGTCGGTGGGATCGCCGAGATAGCGTGCCGTGGGCGGTTCGTCGGATGGGGTGCCGTCTGGGTCGTCCGTGCAGTCGCGTCCGTGGCCTTCAGGGAGAGGGCCGATGAAGCCGCAGGGGTAGTCGAGCACCATGATGACCTTGACGGTGACGCCGTTCACCGACCAGCGCCCGGTCGGATCGTTCTGGACTAGGGCCTTTTGCATTTGCCCTTCGATCTCGATCCAGGCGATAGAAGCGCCTGCGGGGATAGCGGTGAGTTGGTCCTGAGTCACTGGGGGCTTGACCAGGGAACCTGTGTCGCAGCCTGGGAGGGCGAGGAAGCAACTGAGGAGGAAGAGGTACGAAAGGGCGCGCCGGAACATGGTGGAGCCTCCTTCTAAGGAGAGACCAGGGGGACGATCCCCCTGGTCTTTGAAGGGATGCGGATTAGGAGGGGCGGGTTCGGGGTTTCTTTCGGCTGGAGTGGGTGTCACGGCTTCGGCTCCTTCCAGCCGACCGCGAAGAACAGCGGCCCGATAACCACAACGTGCGCCCGAATGTAGATGCCAGCCTCAAGCATGAACGCCATCGCCTTGGAGAGCGGGTAGTACGGCCAGACTGCGAATCTCGGCCATGAGTTCACTTCTCCCCCTCCTCAAGCAGCCGGATGACTCCGGCCAGTTCGTCGGCCATAGACTTGAGCGCCGGTAGCACGACCATGCGAATGCCGAACGTCTGGTTGCCCGTATCTGCTCCGAATAGCGGCTCATTCATGGACTGGACCATCGCCTTCAAGCGCCGGATGGCGTCGGCGTGGGATGGCTCTTTCCAGTCAGGATTGCGCCCAGTCCCTTCACAGCGTTCGCATCGTTGTGCGATGCAAGGCGTGCCTCCCTCGTACCAGCCTCCACCGCCACACACTGGACACTCGCCCTTGTACTCGCCCTGCGGCTCCGGCTCGGAAAGCATGGCGCGGATCACGGCGCAGGACTCTCGGCAACCAAGCCCGCTCATGTTCGCGTAAGCCTCCTCCAGCGCCTCCCGCTGTTCCTTCGTCAGTCTCACCGCTTCACCTTCCGCGAGTTGCGGCCCCGGGGACGCAAGACAAGGGTGGAGAGGTCGCCGAAGTCGCTGACGGGGATGGAGAGGGCCTTCGAGATGTTGAGCATGGCGGCGTAGGAGGGGCGACGCCGGCCATTCTCGATGTGGCGGATGTATTGGGGGTGGACGCCGAGGCGAAGGCTGAGTTCCTCGGCGGTGAGGTTCTGGGCGTGGCGGGTCTCACGGAGTTTGGCGATGAGGGCTGGAGGAGCGGGATGAGCCTTCATGTTGGAAGGGAGTTTGGGTCGGCCACGTCGGGGGGTTGGGGTTGGGATGGATTGGGGCATGTTGAAGAACTTCTCGACTTTGGCACGGGCGATGGGATTGACGCGCCGATTGTGTTCGAGTTGGTGGATGGTGAAGTGGGAGACCTTGGAACGGGCGGCGACTTCGGCTTGGGTCAGGCGCCGAGCGGCACGAGCGACCATAAAGGGATTGTTCTTGAGGTCACGGTCGCGGGTGGAGATGCGGACGTCGGAGCGTTCGGGATGAGGGGTAGGGGTTGGAATGGGCGCGTCTTCGCCCATGAGGGATTGGATGAGGGAGAGGATGTTGGGGGATTCTTTGAGTTCGGCGGTGAGGATAATAGCGCGCTGGATCTGTTCGATAGTGAACATGGGATGGTCCTTTCGGAGGAGATTAAGGGACAAATGAGGGGTCATGTATGGAGAGATGCGGGAATTAGGTGGGAGATTCAAGAGAATTCGATGAGGGAGGTGAGTTGCCAGATGCCGTGGTGGAGTTGGGTTGCTTCGTTTCGGCGGGCCATGGTGCGGAGGGCGTTGGAGATGCGGGCGTAGAGTTGAGCGTCTGAGAGGACCGAGAAGCGAATATCGGAGCGGAGGAGGCTGAAGAGGTC